GATTTATATTCAAGGAAAGCTTCGCCAGCCAATCCCGGATTATCAGGATAAAGTTTTTTATATTTCTCAAGTACACCACTCTCTGCCTCAGTTTGTGGAGTAATTGTTTTTTCTGGTATGTAGGTTTCTTTCTCAATCTTGTCCTTCATAGCTTGATTCCACTCAGGGCTACCGGGTTGTAAACCAGCAGACAACAATGTTTGAGCAAAAGCCCCTAGTTTCTCTCTATTTTTAGCAACAGCACTAGCTTGTTTTTCAGCAATAGTTGCTTGACTAACACCATAGTCTTGAATAGCTTTTTGAGCTACTTGTCCAACTTGTAAAGCCTCTCGAGTAAAACCACCTTCAGCCAATTTACGTTGAAGTTGTGGGTAGAATACAGCAGGGTTGTTTACATCCTCACCTAACTCTTGTTGAGTTTGCCCCAAGATAGATTCAAGCTTAGTAGCACGTTGTAACTGTGGGTCTTGCATACCAAACAAACCACCAATACCACGAATAGCTTTACCAGCCAAAGCCGCTTGTGCCCCTTGTTGAGCTAAGTAAGCACGTTGACGCTCTGGAGGAGCATATTGGTTTAAACCAGCAGTGGCAATTAGATTACCTAACTCCATATCTCTTCCGGTATTATACTCTTCCACTTGTTGTGCTAGTGGGGTTAATCCAAACAAACTACTAACAATATCTGCCATAATTATTCCTTAAAATCTTGGGCTGAGTGTGCCGCCACCAAAGTTAGCTGGAGCAGTGTAACCACCCATACCTATGTTCGTACTTATTGGATTCCATGAACCTATATTACCACCCCAACCTCCACCTAGTCCACCAACTATGCTAGATAAGCCAGAGGATGGTGAGCTACCTTGCCATATGCTTCCTAGCATACTAGCTCCTGCGGCTACTGGATTACCACCAGATAAAGCATAATTAATACCAGCGTTAGCTATACTGCCTAACAAGCCACCCCCTTTGCCCCCAGAAGCTTTAGCGTTTTCTGCGGCTTGTGCTTGCTGCTGGGCAGCTAATTGGGCTTGTAATGCTTGCATACCAACACCTAATGGTTGGAAACCAAGTTGTTCAATACCTGTACCTAAACCAAAGATATTAGCCATAGTTTGATATGGAGCAGCCGCTACATCTTGACCAGAACCATAAGTAGATAAGCCAGTACCCATTAAGCGAGATGCAAAGCCTACATCACCTTCTCGCTGTTGTCTGCCATATTGGTTAGCATTAATAGCAAGTTGTTGATTAGCTTGTTCACGAGCTTTTAATAAAGCAAATTGTTCTGGGTTAATATAACCACCTTGTGTGCCTACCCCTACACCAGTTCTTCCAGTTTTAAACAGAGTATTAGCTAGCCTAGCCTCTTCTTCTGCCCTGTCCATAGACATTAGGTTTTGGATTTGATTGTAATAATCTTGACCTAATTGAGCAGTGTCTAAACCTAGTGCTTGGTTAAGTAATTCATTACCTCTACCAGCAATCCCCATACCAGCTTGAGAGACATCTTGTGCAAACTGATTCTCTTGCTCTGTAGGCATAAATTGTTGAGAAGCACCATAGAATATATCTCGCATCTGAGCAAGGCGAGGGTCTAGGGTATAACTGTATTGTCCAGAACGAGGGTCAGCAATAGCTGTACCAAAGCCAGTAGATACGTTAGCTGGTGTAATAGGAATTGACTTAGGTTTCTTACCTTTACCGCCACCACCCCCACCATAGATACGGTCACCATTGACTTTTAATTCTGTAGCAGAATCTCCTAGAGGTTCACCTAGTGCGTATAATTCTCTTTTAGAATAACTCATAATCTCTTTTCCACCATAATATAGATGCTTTCAAAATCGTATTTTTGTCGCCAAAGTCTAGCAACGCTTTCTCTAGCACAACCTCTCACTGTAGTACAACCATTTGCTTTTGCAAATTGAAACATTTGTTCTGTATGCTCTTTAGTGGTTTTACCACCAATGGCATTAATGTAGAATATCCTATCATTAGGTGTATCATCATACATAAACTCTACAGCACCAACAATATCTGTACCTTCCAGAAACAACATTAGTTGATGTTGCCCTTGTACTAAGAATACTTTAAGTTGCTCTGCTGTACACTCCCCTTTAGCATGAGCCATAGCAGCTTCAATCATTGAGCCACACTTCTCCCATGCTTGAGAGATAAATTGAACCGGTACTATTTGAATAGTCATTAACGTAACTCAGCCCAAATTACATTAGTCATATTTGCTCCTGTGTATTTGTAAGTATTACCGTTAGGAATAATAAAAGAAGTGTTTGTATAACCAGAAGCATCATATGTAGCAACATCTGTTCCGTTTATTTGAAATTTACCAATGCTTGCCCCAGAAATACAAACCATAATAGGGCGACCAGTGGAGTTAGTATAAGTTGTATTAACTGCTCTACTTCCTGTAACAACTTGCCAAGTTTGATTAATACCTAAAGTAGAAGCCGGAGCGGTACTTTGCCAAGTAGTACCATTACTTGTTAAAACATTCCCAGAAGTGCTTGGGGCTACAGTTTGTATGGTACTAGTGCCATTCCCTAATAAAACAGCATTAGCAGTAAGGCTAGATGAACCAGTTCCTCCATCTGCCACAGCAAGGTCAGTAGCCAGCCCACTCACTGTACCTCCTGTAATAGCTACACCAGCAATAGTACCACCAGTAATAGCAACACTAGCTTCAGTAGCACTAATCTCTTGTTGCACAAAAGCTGTAGTAGCTAAACGAGTAGTGCTGTTTCCAGTAGTTTGCGTAGCCGCAGTTGGATTACCAGTAAATGCTGGGGAGGCTAAATCCGCTTTAGTAGCCACTGCTGTTTGAATAGCATTTAATTCATCATTAATCTCTGTACCCTTAATAAGCTTTAAAGGATTGCCAGTAGTTAGTGCATCTTTAGCGGCAAAGTCAGTTGCCTTTACGTAATTTGACATATTTATTTCCTAGTAAACTTTACCCATTTTGAAGAATAATTCTGTTTTTTGTATAGACACTGGTGAGCCATCCACTTCCGTTTCAATACCAAGTTTAACCACTCGACCACTTCCACCTAAATTAACCCTAGCTTCTAAGATAGCCAAACCACCAGAATATTCACCAATATTGTATTCTGCTATATTATATTCTGAAATAGTGTTATTAGTGCTACCAAAAAATACACGGCTTTGGAATAAACTGTTATAGTCAAAACCATACTTCATAACTACATCTTGTGTAGAGTTACCAATAACTAATACACTACCTTTTTTAAGGAATTTAAGTTGTGAAGGTTGTCCAATATCAGTATTAGCTGTAAAGTAAATCATACGATAGCTACTACCATTATCTTGATAGCCAAAGTATTTAGCAATACCACCATCAACACCTAAGTACAAATCTCTAGCCTCTGTAGCACAGAAAGCAGAATAAGATGTATTCCATGTAGTTACTCTTGAAGCTCCGTTAGGAAGAGCCACACGCATATCAAAACAATAAATCTGATTAGTAGAGGGAAGGTTTAAAATATAAAAAGCATCTCTCTCAAAGTATGCTGATTTAATATTAACTAATACTTCATTCTGTATATCTCGTACCAGAACATCTCGTACATTAAGTGAGAGTTCCCGCATAGGCATAGACTTCTCTTGAATAGTACGAGCTAAGCTACGAACACCACTTTTTGACAAGAATATTAAGTCTGTACCTGTATTCTGCACACTATCTCTAGCAATACAACCAACACCTTTAATTACATCAGATAACTGAATTGTAGATGGGTCATCTGCACCAGAATAAACAACAATGTTATTCTGCATAAAGATAATTAAAAAGTTATTGTGTGAAGCTAAAGCTACAATCTCATCATTTCCACCAACAATAGCAGAAACGTCTAATAACCCTGTACCAGCACCAGTAAATGTTTTACCAGCTAAAAGGTTAGAATAAAACACTGTGGTTTTATTATTAGATAAGTTAGCCACCCAAATCCTACCATAAGCAGAGATAACACAATTAGGGTCAAATGTAGATAAAGCTAATCCAGTAGGAACTGAACCAACATCTGCTACTTGTTGGAAAATAAAGCTACCAGAAACTTCACGATAGATTAATAGTGGATTGCCTAGTTGACCTAGATACACTTCACCATTAGCAGAAGCACCAGAAGCATCTTGTAAACTAGCCGCTTGCCAATTACCAGTAGAAACAGATAAAGAGACATTCCCAGTATCTGTAGAATTCCTAACTTGTTTCTCTGTTAATGTAGTA